CCTATGTATGGATTTGTCCTAGCCATGTCACCGATTCTAATACCATAACGGTTGAACCAGATTGCTGGTAAGTTGGGGTTAAGTCGTTCGTTCTCGAATCCGTGTGGATCTGCTTTGTCGAAAAATACGCCTAATGGAGTTTCTCGGATTGGTCGCATGATGTTGAATTCTTTGCCTTGCATTACGCTAGACTCTGCACCTAATTGTAATGCCTCTCGAATGTGAGACATTTCATCTAGTGCGAGAATACTACCGCGTGACCACTTTGATTTAGCGGTCATAGTGATATGTGTCCTCTCTGAACATCAACTGCTGCGATGTCATTGCCTGAGCTTGTTTGGAGTGCTACTGCGATAATTATGTCACCGATTGCTGCTAGTTCTAATGCACCAGCTACGGCATCTTGTGTGAGTTCGTCACCGATTGTAATACTTCCGCTTACTCGAGCTAGACATCTGCCTTGAGTCAACACGACTACTGCCTCACCCGCTGCTAATGCTGCGCGTTCGGTATCGTCTGCTGCTGCTGCTCCACTTCCGTAAATTCCATCTGCGTCGCCACCGATTGCTATGCCATAGGCTACTAAACCTTGACCAGCATCGGCTACTTCGACTCTTGGAAGAATCTCGGATGAGGGCGGACCTGATGTATCTAATTGTACCAGATCGCCCATTGTGATTGCTTCGTTAGCTACTGCGTTTATTACTGAACTAGCTTCGTGGTCGATTGGACCTCTAGCTAATCCAGGAAATAGATTTGTCATTAATGGAGAATCATGATTAATTGCTTAAAGTTGTTTTTGTAGGGAGAAAAAAAGGGATTATTGGATATAAGTGCCGTTTGAGCGGATGCTTTTATCCATTTGTGCAATTTCGGAACGTGCTTTTTCCAATTCAAACTGTGTATTGTGAATTTGACTTGGAACGGCCATTGGATCAGTTGGTATGGTTTCTTGAATAACCCGCGCTTTAGAGCCCTTTTGGATTGTGGCTAAGTCGAGTTTCATACTACCGTGTTTTGCCTCTGATTCTTGTACCTGTTTTGATAGAACCTTGATTGCCTCTTGTTGTCTTAGAATTTGATTTCTTAATGGTAGGACGTAATATTTGACAGCCTCTCTAACCGTATATTGCATTTGTCGCATTTGTTGGTTAGTGCTCATTGGAGGTAATGCTGGCATCTGGTTACCCATTTCTTGAGCTATTCCAGGCTCAATTCCTGGAAACATTCCCATAGGGCCACCTTCCTTCATTTGATTATCACCGCTTGCTGCGCCGCCTTGCATTGATTCAATATCCTCGTTTGGTTCTTCTTCACCTACTTGGGGATATGGTCCAACGTTATCAGAGCTTTGCTCGGAACCTTCGGTGCCACTTGGGTTTCCACCTGATAGTTCTTCTTCTTTGATAATCTTGTCTTTTTTGACAGTTACACCGTCGCCATGATGGGGTGTTGGCTGCTCGTCTTTGTCCATCTCAAGTTCTTGAATTGCAGTTCTCATAAAGTTGCTCCCATATTCCCTCTGATGTTTATCAGGGTGATTCTTCAATAGTATTGCAGTTTCAACTATTTTGTGTAGTGCTGGCCTTGCATTTACTGATTTAAGAAGTGGGATTGCTTGATTATAAGAATCACATTCTTGTAGTCGTTTTATGATTGACATTGATTCAAGTCGCCAATTATCGTTTAAAGTTGTTTTGCTATCCTCTAAATCGGCTGAATAGCAGTCGTTTTTACCCCTGGTGCGGCAGATGGAATATTCATGCCCTTCCATTGTAATCCCATCGGATGAGTGACCACCCAGGTTAAAGCCACATCATCTAGTTCCCCTAAAACAACCCCTCGCGGTACAAGGCATAACTCACATGAGTTGTCTGTGCAACCATGTATGCAAGGCTCGATCGGTTCGTTTCTGGGTGATCCCCCGTTAATTGAAACTGCCGTTATAATACCATTTGCGATCGCAGCGTTAATTTCTGGATCTTCTTCCATAACGAGCATCTGTATTTCCTGCCTTATTGGGTCATATTCAGAATCTACGATCATCGCTGAGGTTCTATAAAGTGGATTATGATTGATATCCATGCCGTGATTAATTGCAGTACGCGCCATAGCGTTCATTTCTTCTGGCGCTAATTTTCTTCTAAGTGGTTCGCCCTCTGATCTATGATCAGTAATGGTAGCTTGGCTGGCGCGGATGAGATACATTTGACCTCCGTTTGTGTCGGCGAGAATTTTAGCATTGGAGATATATTCATCTGTGAGCCATCCAAATTCGTTTCGTATTTCAAGTATAGCTTCATGGAGTGGATTGGAGTGTCTTGTTCTATTAGATAAGCTTCCATCTGGTTTTACCGTATGGAGAGTTCCATGCCTTGCCCGTTGCCCAATTTTACGGTTGACCGAATGAAGGTGCTCTTTTGGTATCTTCGTAATTTTATTTGGTTTGAACCCCTCAGTAACAATTTCCCAGTAGCACTGACAGTTAGGGTGAGTGTTGGTGTAACCAAGACCTTCACTTGGCGGGACGGGGCGATTTGGTCTGATGTTGAGATCAAAAACTTTACCGTATCGTCGTTATCGTGGGATTGATAGACGTATTGCCAGAGGTCACTTTCCGTTTCTCGAAGACTAGGTTCGTCGGAAGAAGGTAGGATGCTAATAGGGCGAGTAGTTGGTTGCATTTGAGAATCTTCGACATTGTATCTCCATTCTGGTATAGTTTTGGTAAAATTAAAACCAGTCGTTCCAATCGTAGGTGGTTCACTTCTAGCGTCAGTTGCTAAACCGAGCCAGTTGTCACTTGGCTGCGCTGGATAATTTGTAAAATTGTATTCATGAGACATACCCCCGATACCTCTAAAATCAGGTGTTGGATTATTAGGATATGGATTTACGTTCGAGATCGGGAACGGCTGAGTCGGACCAGGAGTGTTTGGTTGGTATATTGGCGGAAATGCTGTGGCAGGAATGTTTGGTATTGGAACTTGAGCTAAGAGGTCTAAGCCAGTTACATCAGGAGGCCACTCCTTCGCACTCGGATTAGGTTCTTGAAGATATGAAATAATAACTCGTAAAATTTCTGTTTGATCAATTCCACGTACTTGCATATCGCGTATTGCATTTTTCAGTTGGTCTGCACCAAAAGATTCCTGTATTTGTAAAAGTGGATCTGGGAACTGCGCATTAAAGATGGGTTCACCTGGACGATAATTTACTTGAACTTTATCTATTGTAGGTACCACAGGAGTATCGATAGGATTAACACTACCGAACTCATGAATATCACAAACATCTGTCGTTTCTATACGTCCAATAACTCTCTCACATTGACCACCAGCAACGAACCATTTACAGTTCCCGCAGAGTTTTAGCCTTTCTTGGATTTGTGACAACCGCAACCAACTTTTCCATCTAGCACTTGTTTGAAAATAGATTCGTTCATTTTTTTGGCTCCTACTGATTGCGCTGATAAGCCACCTGGAATACTAACAGTTTCAAATGACATGATTGGACCAGGAGGTGCTTTACCGCCGCCCATTGAACCACCGAAACCGCCGTCGCCACCGCCACCTTGACCGCCGCCAGATTGTCCGCCGCCGCTAGGTGCTTGTTGTTGTCCACCAGGAGGTTGACCACCGCCGCTACCGTGTGGATATTCGCCACTTCCCATGCCACCTTCTTCGTGACCTGGAGCTTGAGTTTGAGCTGGCTTAGGATTCATTGGAGGTTGTTGTGGCATTTGAGGCATTGGAGGGGGGGCTTGCATTGGTAATGGAGCCATTGGCATTTGTGGCATTTGTTGAGTCATAGCCATTGGGTCATTTGGCATCCTTGGTAAATATGGGTGATCCATTGGCGGATGTTCTGGTCCGCCACAAATATCGCATGGCATACCTGGCATTTGTTGACCTGGCATTTGCTGACCGCCCATACTATCTTCGTGCATTTGTCCCATTGTATTAGCAAAACTTGGATTCATAGAAGTTGGCCAGCCAGCAGTATTTTGCGGACTGGGTTTTAAATTAGTCATACTTGGAGATTGATCTTGCATCATCTCTCCAACGTTTTTGTCGTTTTTAGTTGTTTTGCCTAGCTGAGAATTTGCGATCGCCCATGCAGAATCCTCGGATTTACCTTGACCTTGCAGTTTTATTGCTAAGTCGTGGACTGCTTTAGGCATTATACACCTCTGGGCAACTGCCACAAATCCAGTCAAAAGGACATTCAGGATTAATTTGTTTTATGGGTTTATCATAACCACATTTAGGACACTCATTCATAATTTCTCCCAAATTGCCAGTCCTGTGATTGATCGCCACGTTTGTATTTATTCTGAATATCTCCGCGTACATCGCGCGCCATATCGTCGTAAATAGGGTTATCCATTGGCGGAGAGCCCATGCGTTGATTATTGAAGTTTGGAATTTGACCGCCGCCTAAGTCGTGCTGTGGTAATTCCATGTTATCATCATAGTATGGTTGCTGACCTTGAGCTGGTTGTGCTCCTACTGCTCCCAGTGCCATAACACCCATTGGGTCATTATACATCTGTTCTATTTGCTCATCAATGTCCTTAGTTAAGCCGAGTCCTGCCTGCTCGAATAGTTTGCGTAATTCTGCTGGGTCCTTTGGCAATGGTGAGTTTATGTAAATTTCTAATAGTTTGATTTGGTCTTGTACGCTGATATCTTTCTTCTCTACTTCTCCAAACTCTAACTCGAATCCTATATCGTCCCACGGTACCATTGTTAATCCGCCAGTCTTAACATCAGGTAATCCATTAGCTTCATACCACGGCTTGAAGAATAGTTCAACGAGCTGTTCTTTTACTGCGATTGGAAATGATGCAAGTCCTATTTCGTCCAAGACAGCAGATGTTTTTGCATTTGCGTACTGATGCGACTCACTACTGCCTTGCTTGCCTCTAAAGTCGTTCATCGCCTTAAAGATTGGTCCGATTGTTAAATCAGCAAATTGTGACGGATTGAAATTACGAGCTTGCGTTCCAAGTTCTTGTACCTCAACTTTAGTTCCCGCAACTACGTCCTGACCTACTTCGAGATTATTTACCTGAGCTTCGAGAACTTTTCTTTCTTCTTCTGAACCACTTTGCACAACCCAGACGTTTCGTGAGATGTAACGCTGTTCAGCCATTTGCATATTGAACTGTGTAGCATACTTTCGCTCCAAGAGACTTGGCAGTATGTTTGTCACTGGACCTTCTGGTGTTGGCATTGTAAAGGTTCGCGGAGAAACCATTGAGATACCGAATCCCGTACCGAATACACTAGCATCAACTGGATTCCAGTTAAAGTGAATAATCTCACCAGGATTATGATAGCCCTGATATTCCGCACCACGGAATTCGTACTTGTATGGAATTCTCTGTCTGTCCCACCACACTCGAACAAAGGAGCTGATCGGAATGTGCATGAGGTCATCAAATCGTCGCACGTTTGCGATACCCATGCGGGGTTTCCAAACAGAGTTTCCATACCATAATAATTCTTTAACAAGACGCGTATCAAATGTATCAAACATAAAGTCCTCTGTAAATTTAGTAAAATAATCAACGAATTCTTTTTCTTGTGCTTTAATGTAATGTTCACCGCCAGTAACCTGGGAGGCTAAGTGATTAATTGCAAGTTGCGCATCCTCATCAACTTGGAGCGCTGCTGCTTGCTGTTTAAAATTAATTGCGGGTGTATCAAATGTTCGCGAAGTATAACCCTCGCGCGAGTACGCGCCCACGGTAGAAATTTCTGGTCCGAATACTGGCTGAGATAATCCTGGCATTGCCTCACCCATTGACATAAAACTTTTGAGTGATTGGAGATTAACTGACTTAACTGACCCTATGGGTCGTTGAGGAGCTTGATCAATAACACCGAGTTTCGTTAAACCGTTAGTTAGCCTGGATCTCCAAGTCAATATGTTTTTTCACTACCTTATGCTTTAAAGTTGTTCGTGGTACGGGTATAGCATTAAAATCTGAATATTCCTCGGCTCTGAGATATTTGCCCCCCATGCCTCTTGGGGGCGTCTTTTTAAGAATTAAGATGCAATAGCATTGATAACAGAGCTGAAAGTCACGCCAGTTGATAGCGCGAGTAGAATGGCTATGTTTCATGCAAGTCGTTCCTTGCCTATATCCGAGACACATAGCCACGTATGATCTATTAGTCTAGGCGCTTTATATACTGCCATACTAAAACATTTTTGGTCTGCGTTTGACGGCAGTTATCAAATATTGACTTGGACGGAAATTCAAGGCGGCAACGAGATTATAGATAATTGACATAACGCTGTCTGGCGGGTGATTGTATTCCTTGCGAGCCCGTTGTCTAGGATCTTCGATGCGAACTTGCTGTTCTTCTTCGAGGTCCTTACGAGTTATCGCTGTAAAGTCGTCCATTAGGAAATCAGTTTCCCAATCGTTCATGTGAGGTATCATATACATCGGTCGTTGCTTTTCAAGTGATTCTGGATAAAGTGGGTGTGATACCCTCATTCCGATAAAATCGACAAAATTTTGAATAACAGTTGTTTTGTCAATTTGCAATCGTTGGGTTTGGGTTCCATGTTCATCAGTCTCTTGATTATAGTCCATTTCAGGTTTTGTCTCATCTCCAACTGTTCGACATCCCATGAATCGAACATTACCAAGTCCTTTGAATTTGATATCGTTATCGTCCCTTCCGCCATCTTGCATTAATTTTATTTGTATGGCTCCATATCCGAGGTCTCCGACTCCACAGTCGATTCCGTAATCTGCAAACATTTCTGCCAGATAGCGTGCTTGATATAGCTGGTGCTCCTGCGGTCGCCTATCAATCCATGCAAGCTGTACGCGCTTAGACTTACGCCAATGGATATGCACCGAACCAACAGTTTGCGACGCAGACGGTCCACTACCATAATCTACGCCACCAGTAACAAGGATTTCATCTCCATAGACTTCCTTGAGTTGCCTAACTTCGTAGGCTTTGAGTAATACCATATCATTGACATAGCACGCCTCCACCATGTCAGGCGTAATCGGTCGTCTTTCGGCTTTAAAGAATTCTCCAAGGCAATGTGATAGAAACATTGAACGGGGATAGTGTTTCTCCTGGTATTCAATCGAAA